TGAAGTTCCTGAGGTTCCTGAAGTTGCACTTAGGCCACTTTCTCCTGCTACCCCATTTGAACCTGATGTACCATTTGTTCCTGTTGAACCTGAGGTTGCACTTTCTCCTGATGTGCCATTTGTTCCACTTTCACCTGAAGTACCTGATGTACCTGCTGAACCACTTGTAGCACTTTCACCTGATGTTCCTGCAGTACCAGATTCTCCTGAAGTACCTGAAGTACCTGAAGTACCTGATGATCCTGAAGTTGCACTTAAACCTGAAGTTCCGTTTGTTCCATCTGCTCCTGAAGTACCACTTGTTCCTGATGAACCACTTGTTCCGCTTTTTCCGTTTGTTCCAGATGTACCATCAACTCCACTTGTTCCTGAAGTACCTGAAGTTGCACTTAAGCCACTTTCACCTGCTACTCCGTTTGAGCCACTTGTACCATTTGTTCCTGTTGAACCACTTGTTGCACTTAAACCTGATGTACCTGATGTTCCATCTGCTCCTGAAGTACCGCTTGTTCCTGAAGATCCTGAAGTTTCACTTTCTCCTGATGTTCCTGCTGTGCCTGATTCACCTGAAGTACCACTAGTACCTGATGAGCCGGATGTTGCACTTTCTCCTGAAGTACCTCTTGTTCCATCTGCTCCTGAAGTACCTGAAGTTCCTGATGAACCTGCTGTACCACTTACACCTGAAGTTCCTGAGGTGCCATCTGCACCACTGGTTCCTGATGTACCACTTGTAGCACTTAAGCCACTTTCTCCGGCAACACCATTTGAACCTGAAGTTCCATTTGTTCCTGTAGAACCACTTGTTGCACTTTTACCTGATGTACCTGATGTTCCATCTGCTCCTGAGGTACCACTAGTACCTGAAGAACCACTTGTACTACTTTCACCTGATGTTCCCGCAGTACCAGATTCTCCTGAAGTACCTGAAGTACCACTTGAGCCTGATGTTGCACTTTCTCCTGATGTACCTCTTGTTCCATCTGCTCCTGAAGTACCACTTGTTCCTGAAGAACCACTTGTTGCACTTAAACCTGAAGTACCTGATGTACCATCTGCACCACTGGTTCCTGATGTACCACTTGTAGCACTTAAGCCACTTTCTCCTGCTACTCCGTTTGAACCTGATGTACCTGAAGTACCTGTTGATCCTGAAGTAGCGCTTTCTCCTGAAGTTCCGCGTGTTCCATCTGCTCCTGAAGTACCTGAAGTACCACTTGAGCCTGATGTTGCACTTTCTCCGCTTGTTCCTGCTGTGCCTGATTCACCTGAAGTACCACTAGTACCTGATGAGCCGGATGTTGCACTTTCTCCTGACGTACCTCTTGTCCCATCTGCTCCTGAAGTACCTGATGTACCTGAAGTACCACTTGTACCACTTGAACCTGAAGTACCTCTTGTTCCATCTGCTCCTGAAGTACCTGATGTACCACTTGAGCCTGATGTTGCACTTTCTCCTGATGTACCTACTGTGCCGCTTTCACCTGAAGTACCTGAAGTACCACTTGAGCCTGATGTTGCACTTTCTCCGCTTGTTCCTGCTGTGCCTGATTCACCTGAAGTACCACTTGTTCCTGAAGAACCACTTGTTGCACTTAAACCTGAAGTACCGTTTGTTCCGTTTTCACCTGATGTACCTGAAGTACCTGATGTACCTGATGTACCTGAAGTAGCACTTTCACCTGATGTTCCTGAAGTACCAGATTCTCCTGAAGTACCATTTGTTCCTGTTGAACCTGATGAACCACTTGTACCTGAAGTACCAGATTGGCCTGCTGTACCACTTGAACCTGAAAATCCACTAGTACCACTAGTTGCATTTACATATCCTATAAGACCTGTTGAAGGGTTATATGTTAATAATTCAGGTCTATCTTGTATTGGAGCTGATATTATAGAAAAATCATCTCCGGTACCACTTACATCAAATGTACTACTACCGGTTACTGCGAATCCACCTGGAACACCCCCAACTGATCCTGTTATTTGTGCTGATCCTGAAAATGGAAAAGCATTACCTCCACCAACACCACCATCTGCTAATGTAGGACCTACATATTGGTATGCTGATAAAACGACAGTATCTCCGGTTGATGGTGAGACTGAATTATCTACGAATTGTATTACACCTGTTTTATAATCAAATTGATAAAAAGCTGAATCTTGTTCAGTACCATTTACTCTAACAGTAACATTATATCCAGGTGTACCGTTTCCTGCGGGTACATTATCCTCAGTATTTTTAAATGTTAAGGAAGCATCTGAATATTTTGGTGATAAAAAGTTTGTTTGTTGTCCATCCTGTATAATTTGAGGAGTAACAGCTATTGTAGGATCATGTGCTGATTTTGATATAAAGAAAAATACTTCTGTTTTACTACCATTAACAACCGATGATGGTGTTAATTGATGTTGGAAGTGAAACTTTACAATATCAACAGCTGTTAAAGCTGAACCTGATTCTATTGTATCTTGGTTCTGTCCACTACCAGAATATGGTAAATTATTTAAGGGAACAAAATTTTCTCTTATATAAACATCACCAGCATTAATGTCGAGAGTTCTTGTGAATGCCTCCTGAGCATCAGTACTCTGCTCCATTGTATATCTCTTACTCTGGAGTAATCTATTCGACTTTTTTATTTTATCTAATGCCATTCTATATCTTTATTCTTTTACGTAATCGTTATGTCTATATCTTCTACTGGAACTGGGTCTCCTTTATATCTTATTATAACTATAAAGTCCTGTGTTAACTGATCTAAAGTCATACCATTTCCATTTAAAAGAGGAAATTCATAACTTGTACCAGCTCCACTTCCTCTTACTGTACCTGTTTTACAAGCATATAAATCAATTGGATCACTAAATGGATTTGTAAAATTATTATTTGTTATACCTATTTGTAAAGCATCTCCTACGGTTGTTGCAGGATCAAATATTCTTGGATTTGTATAAGCTTGTGCACCCGAACCTGAAAACAAAAATGCTACTGATACCCCATTAGCTGTGCTATCCCACGTATTTAAAGCTGCACCAAAACTAGCTGTTACATCACTTGCTCCTGTTGTTAAATCTCTTTGAAATGCTCTTGAATAATATTGATAAGTATTTGCACCAGCGTTTGCAGGAGTCCAATAACCATATGTTCCTCCTGGGGTTACTAAATATCCTGGTTTTATTTGTAATTCTAAGGGTTGTTGAACATACTCTGCATACACACCCGTTGCCAATTTTGTTCCACTAGCATAGGATCCTGTTAATAAATCATCATCAATAACTATTCTATAATCTTCTCCTGAAAATTGTTCTGTAAATATTGTATTACTTGAAGCCCCAGTTAAGGTGCCACCATCATATCCTTGAGCTCTACCGTAGTAACCCATAGAACCTGACAGTACATTTTGTCCATATGCCCCTGGGTCAAAATAAGCATAAGTATTAGTAAATACGGTATTTAACGATCCTCCAAATTCTCTACCTTTTGTTGTTGTTATAAATGTTGTTGTGCCAAATCCGGTTTGGTTGATATTATCAGCCCCTCCTGATCCTGCATTAAATGCTAAACTTGCTGTCAAATAAACAACATCTCCTTGACTTGGTATAGTTCCTACAGTTCTAACAACACCCCCACTAGAATATATAAAATTAGAAGTTTGAACAGTACCCCCATTTGTACTTCCATTTCTAGTTCCACCTGTTGGGTTAGAGGGGGTTACTAAAGAATCTGTTTCTGTAATTGAAGCAAATGTAGGTTGTGCTGAAAATAAAGGATTGAAATATCCTGTAAGATGAGATCCTTCTTTAAAATTTGATGTTAATAATAAAGGAGCTCCTGAAAGTGATCTTGAGGTTGCTGATAAAGATGAACTTTGTCTAGTATTAAAACCTACTGTTTGAGAAAAATCACTAGTTTGTACTTCCGACCAAAATATTTCAGTATCTTGATCATAAAAAGTAGTATAATTAGAAGAACCTGATTGTACTCCTATTGATGAAGATAATCTATACCAACCTGTAGCCTCTTTTGTTGTGAAAGAAATACCCCCATTATATAAATTATTTTGGAAAATCGTAGCAAATTTACCATCTTGATATTTTATATCTAATCCTCCTACTGTAGGTATTGCCCCAATAGTTTGACCTGATGTTGTATTAAAAGGTGGTGGGGTTTTTACTAAAGTATATTGTTGTTCATCTACTACTGTTTGGGTTTTTGCAGAGTTATCAGCAAAAATTCTTCTTAAAGAACCTGATGTTGTAAATGAAGAACTTACTAATCCTAAATTGAATAATTGGAAAGAAGGATCATAAGATGATGAGGGGCATGTAGTCGAACCAGCTGCAACTGATGTATATTTTATATTATAGCCTGAATTATTATAAATTGGGGTAATTCCTTGAAATACACTTTGTCCTGCTATAGCCCATCCTTTTCCTTGCAAATATAATAAAATGGGGTCGGTTGTAGAATTGGGTACATAACCCGTAACCCCACCAGTTCCATTTGAAGCAATTGTTTCAGAAGTACCAGAATAATAACGAGCATTTGGGGAAGTATCTGGGGATGATGCACTTAATTGTGTTGCAATAAACCTTAAAATTTCTGCTGTATCTGTATTTTGGTCATAGTTATTAAATACCGATCCTTCTAAATCTGTCTGCCATGCTTTTGATGTTGGGTAACCTACATTATCCGTATAATGCCATACTGATTGGCTAAACATCATTCCATACTTAGCTACATTACCTCCAGTGCCATCATTGTTTGGGTTTTGTGTAACGCCTATAGTAGTATACTCAGATTCTTGGTAAGTACTGGCTGTAACTTGTAATGAAGAGGTTGCAAAATATATATCTGTAGCTCCTAATAATTGGAATATTCCTGTTCCAGAACCACCACCACCACCACCTCCTTGGATATTAATATCAACTTGGTTTGTTGTTGGGGAGTTTGTTATACTAGCTATACCATCTCCTAAAAAATTTAGAGTTTGAACACCATTACTTATTAAAGTACTTCCACTTTCAATTGTAACTCCTGTAAATCCCGGAACATTTTGTAAATCTATACTATGTGTTACACTACTACTTGCAAAAAAGAATTGAAGGTCAGTACCAGACAGAGAACTAGAGTAGTAGAGTGACTGAAAATTGCCATCTACTTCTGCGAATGTTAACTCGGAACCTTTGTTCTGTCTTAATATTATACCCATCTAATTTTATTTATAAATATTATAAAAAACAGTATTATTTCCCAGATTTTGGAAATTCTGTAAAATTATTATCCGTTTGAATACTAAGACGGGAATTATCTAATTTTTTTCTTTGGTTTAACTCTTCTATACTTTGTACTGTTTCCATATTAAATATAATTTGTGTTGGGGTATTGAATTTTTTTATTGCGTTTAATTGTTTTTGGACTGTGTCAGGAACTAAATAACCATATAATTTTAGGCTAAATGTTGCTTTAACTGATCTTTCTCCTTTTTGTTCTACTTGTACAGGTGTAGCAAAATTATCTATTCTAGCTCTAAATTGATATCTTTCAGGATTGCCCCAATAAGAATCTGAAGCATAGTTAATAGCTTCGACTATTTTATTTAATTGTTCTATATAGTAAGTAGCAACAATAAAATCATAAGTAATATTTACATAGTCAGGTACTACTACTGCATAATTAACCTTATCAGGTCTTTTATTATTTAGTATATCAAAATTATCATAAGCATTACTAACACTATATTGTTTTTGAAAAATATTTACATTATGTGGGTTATTTGCATCTAATTTATTAGCTATATTTCTAACTTTTTCAATATTGTTACGTTTAAAAGTAATTAAAGGTAACATAATTTTACCTTTTTTATCTCTATAATACCCATCTTTTTGTACCTGCTTCCACCTTTCAGGAGAACCATAAATAAATGGTACTTGTTGTACTGCCCCATTTTGTATTACGGTAGGTTGAATTACTTCTTCCATATAATAAGCAATAGCTTCATCTATATCTTTAATTCCTAAACTAAAAGGTTTAGTAGTATCATCTCTAAATGATACTTGGTTACCTCTATTAGGAGTATCAGCATTATTAGGATTACCTGTATCTGAAAAACCAGGAGAACCAGCTGGTGGGCTGTATGGATCAATTTGAGAATTTAATATTTCTCTTTGAGTTTTAGGTGTTGGTATTTTTCCTCTTTTAGCCATTTAGTGATGGGTTTGAATTATTTCCAGTATACAATCTTTCTTGTGTAATACCAACCTTATCAGCAGGTACATAATGTGTTTCAACTATAATTGAAACTGAAGTTCCAAAATTTTCTAAGCCTGGGTTTTGTAATTGAGGTGAATTAGGATAATCTGGATTTTTACCCATAAAATATTGGTTAGCATTTACATTATCTACTTCATAATATCCTTCATTATATAAAATTATATCTCCAACTTCAGGAACTAAATCAGCTCCATATTGATAGTTTGTAGGTGCAAAATCTAAATTAAATTCTTTCATTTTTCCTAATAAATCATCTCTTAAAAATTTAAAGGTAGCACCCCAAGTAAAGTCAGTACCTAAATCTGTTTCAGGAAATTCTTCATTTGATCTTTCAATTAGACAATTTAGTAAAACAGGACCCATGTAGAATTTTTCCTCTGCTGCTTCTCCATATATGTTTACTTTAGTTTCTTCTAACTTAAACTTATAAAAAGAACATTGCTGAGTAATGATGTCTGCCATTAACTCTCTATTTAGATGTCTAAATAAACTTATGTCTCTTGCTCCTCCAAATAATGCCATATTATCCTATATAAATTGGAAATGGAACCTTGCCTAATTCTTTTTCAATGAAATCGCTTTCGGCTGTTCTTCTTTCTAGTAATTTTTCTCTTGATGTTTCTCCTAAATAAGCCCTTAACCTATCAATTAATCTTTCTTTTTCTCCAGTAGCTGCTGTAATTAAATCATTTGCATTTAGTGTAACATTATCCCCAGGGACTGGTACTACTTGATATTTACCTCTAACATACCCTAACATTTCTTTACATAAAGCTAAAGCATATTCAAATATCCAACTTCTACCTACTGAGTTAATATCATCGTAATTTGGGTTTTTATAAGGTACATCATATATATTAGTAATAGTACTACTTCCACCTACTACAAAGGAAGCTGAAGATCTTTCTGAGTTAAGAATATATTCAAAGTATAATTTTGGGACTGATCCATCGGGTATTGGGAAAATTCTTAAATTATTGTTATGCATTTCAAAAGAATAATTTGCTCTTCTGATCATATCATTAAATTCTATTTGTTGGATAACTTGTAAATCATAATTAATAGGCATTAACATGAAATTTACACCAGCAGGAGAAAATCCATCCCAACCAAAAGTATCCATCATATCCATAGTACCCATTCCTGCTCCTACATAAGGATCAAAAAATCTTAACATTGCAGGTGGAGCTTCATAAAAAACTCTCATAATTTCTATATCATGATCCTTATAATGTGGTATAGTATCCTTTGCCCATTCTTCTAAATTATAATCTTGTACTGATTTTGTTAAATTAACATGACCTGTATGCCAGTCAACATTACCACCAGTACCAGCTTCAACCCCATATTGTTCTGACATTTGGATTATTCTTCCTAGATTTGGAACAACAACTGAATTTTCAATATCCATAGTAGAAGCATCTGCTCCTTCTAAGGTTAAATAATTATCTCTAATTTTAAACCCGTATAATTCATTAGCATATATTGTTACTGCTTCTTCAAAAGCAGCATAAAAGTTTAAATCTTGAAGTTCAACATCCACAATAGGATATCCTAATCTTCTTGCTGCAAAAGTTGAAAATTTATCTGCGTCTATTTGGAATTCAGGATCATTATCATAAAACCCAAAAGGTGTATCTCCTGGGTGGAATGAACTAGATCCGGGCCATATTGGTATATTTGCCATAGTTTTTTATTTATGCGTTATCTGAGTTAACAACTACGTATTCAACATCCATCCTTTCTGTTTCAGCATACACAGAAACAAATTCTATATCTTGCTCAAAGAAGCCGTTAAATGTACTTCCTGTAACTTGAGGACTTGAAAACATTAAAGATGATGTAGGTAATACATCCATCGTCCAGTAACTTCTTGCTCCATTTTCTGTAAAATCATTTAAGGTTAAAGTAAATACGGCATCTGTTGAATTACCTATTTCAGCACCATTTACTGTAATTGTTTCTCCTACTTCATACCCACTTCCACCTGCTGCTATTTTTGCTTGAAATACGTTTGTATTTATATTACTACTAGTTAAGGCTAACATAGATGCTGCAGATGAATCAGCAACATCATCTGCTATTAATGTATTAGTATAATCTGAACTTACTACTCCAAACCCTACATTAGTTAGTTGATCTTGAGATATTGTAATTGTTTGATTTTCCAAATATCCTGTTCCTATATTTACTGGTTTTACTACTGTAATTACACCACCATCTGACTTTACACTAACTGTACCACCTTGACCTGTAGCTGTATAAACTGCTATTTCTCTTGTTATATTATTTGTTACATTAGGAATTAAACCGTTATTAGTAAAAGGTTGATTTGTTACTAATTGTCCCGTTCCTAAATCTCCGCTTGCAATTGTTAATAAATCTCCTACTACATATCCTCTTCCAGGATTTAATACCATTACAGTTGATAATGTTGGTGTAGATGGATTTGCTCCTGTAACTACTGCTTGAGCTGTTGCTCCAGTACCGCTACCTCCTATTAAATTAACATTATAAGTTCCAGTAGCACAATCATCGGGTGCAATATTTAATCCTAAACTTTGACTCATTATTAAAGATGAAGAAATAACAACATCTAATGTCATCCCACTACCACTAACACTTGCTGTAGTTGGTACACCTGCGTATAACCCAATTACACCCCCAACACCACCGCTTGTATAAGATGAAGTTAAATCCGTACCTATAACGCCTATCCCATCAGGTGACTTTGATGATGTAAAAGAAACTGCTAATGAAGATGTTGTGTCTAAATTAGTAATCCTAGCATATTTCATACTACTTGATGGAAAAGTTCCTGCTGAAGGTCTTACCCCATTGACATTAAATAAATCAATTGGAGTTTGAGCTGGTATTGTAACTATTCTTCTATCTACATTAGTAATATTCCCTAATGTAAAAAATGTTTCATTTGTAGTTTTAATACCCTTAACTACGTGTTCCTCCTTTATTTTAATCTGAAATGCTGATGGAGTAAGTATTGATGCCATAATTATTTTTGTTATAAATATATAAAAAAAGAGGCTTAATTGCTAAGCCCCTTTTAAATTTTTAGGACTATCGCCTAGCTTTTCCGCTAGTGCCGGAGGATCCTTTAATAATCCCCCTACTTTCAGCTTCTTCATAAATTTCAATCAAGTTATCCACAATTGGGTCTCTATGATTTTGCATTAAAGTAATAGAACACATATTTTTTACTTTACGAGCTGCTGAGTATAAAAATCTAAAACCAGATTCTCGTTTTGATTTCAAATCAACTTGGTGGTCATCACCACAAATAATCATTTTTGATCTTAATCCTATTCGGGTTGAAATCATTTCCATTTGTTCATGAGTAACATTCTGAGCTTCATCTACAATAATACAAGAGTCTAAAAAGGTTCTTCCTCTCATAAATGCTAAAGGAACTATTTCTACTTTGCCATCCTCAATTAATTTTTCTACTTTTACCTTATCATATAAGGCATACATATTTTGGTAAATAGGTTGAATCCAAGGATCCATTTTTTCTCTTAAATCCCCAGGTAAAAATCCTATTTCTTCTTTTGAAACTGTAGGTCTAGTAATGATTATTTTTGAATAGTGTCTTCGTATAAGACCATCTAAAGCAACTTGACATGCTAGGAGTGTTTTTCCAGATCCTGCTCTTCCGGCTAATAGGGTTAATGTGTTATCTAATATTTTTTGTTTGGCTTCTTTTTGTTCCTCGTTTAAACTTATTTTGAATTTTATTGGGTTCTTCACAGTTCTTTGTTTTCTGTGTACTTCGTCTGTGTGGGGTTTTGAAGGCATTTTTGAGTGTGGTTTATTTTAATTAATTTATCAAGACCAGCATTTACATGCATTGTATTATCTAATACAGTCTCAAACTCATATCTAGAATCTAGAGGTAGAACTAAATCTACTTGGGAACCCCATCTAATTAAACTGAATCTTTCGTTTTGGACACAAAGATCATTTTGTTGTTTAAAAGGGGCTATTACATTTACATCTTCATCGGCAATTTGTATTAAATGGTATGTATAATCCAAAGAGGGAACATACACTTGGTTAGACATTCTTTCATTGTATTTTAAATATGCCATGTTGTTAGGATTAATTACTTTATTTAATATATCCTTCTCTACAGCTAACATAGGTTGATTAGTAGATTCAATAGGCTCCAAACGTTTATATTTAAGTACACCCCCGTATGGAATTCTATTAATATGTACATCATAAAATGACATAAATATTCCAATAACTAAAGAAGGGTGATTATAATCACGATCTCCCATTACATCTTGAAGTGTGTAATCAACACCTTTTATTTCTAAAACTTGATCACCAGGTTGTACTACTTTTTGATATAAAATAGTTCCATCTGCTGGGCTATAAAAATGCTTATAATCTATATGTGTTGGCCTTAATGGATCTCTAAAGAAAAAATTATTACTTAACTCTCCTACAGACTTTTTAGATAATTCTGCAACTTCTCCATTTAACCAGTCTTCTAGTTTTTCAGCCATTAAAGAAGTGATTTAAAGTGATCAACTCTATTTAAATGCATTACCATACAACTTAACATAGCTCCAGATTTCATATATTCAGATAAATTAAATATAACAGGTTCCATCCCCTCGTCAGAACATATTTTTTCTAATGATTCAATTTTGTGTTTTTCACCCTCATAAAATTCATCTGATTTTTTTAATTCTGAAATGTTTGAGGCACATAATATCATGTTTCCTAATCTAACAGAATTGGCCATTCCATAAGTAGAATCATCAGCATTTATATCTATTATATTTGTATATTTGCTTATTTGCGCTAACTCTGTTTTATCATATAACTCAGTGCAAACCATAGTTGATCGCGTATTTAACGGGAAGATACTGCAGTCTAAGTGATACATATATTCATCAACCATTTTAACTTTGATTACTTTCATATCAAAATTTTCTTCCATCCAGTGGTAGGTTTTAATATCTGATCTTATATCATACCCCCCAATATAAACATTATCTTTTAGATATTTTATATCTGCTTCCCCTTCCCATTTATGGGGAGAAATGTGGGTTTTATAACCCATTTGATTAAAGAATTTTTCACCAACATATTCTTCACCCTGTCTTGGAGGTGAAGTATAATTTGATAATAAAATATGGTTTTCATCTTTAATGTGGGGTAATTGTAACCCTAAATTAGCAACGTATATTAAATCTTGAAAATTACCTTCTGCAGGTAACAAATGTACTAATGATTGACCAGCCATAAAATTATACAAATCCATAAATTGTTTGTATGCTTTAGGTCTATTTATAGCTAACTCTTTATCGGACATTTCTTTCATCCAAACGTTATTAGGGTCATTTGTTGAGAAAGTATGTGGGAAATTCATTACATAACTTTGAATCGGTAACTGTGAAGGGGTTTCTTTCATTTTAAAAACTATTTTAATTAATATTCGAGTATAAATATACTAACTACCTACTAGGTACACACTAGTAACAAAAAAAAAGCCCCGCTGACGCGGGGCTCTTAATTTATTTATAATCTATTGATTATAGAGTGTTTAAACCTTCTACGAAGATCTTACCATAAAATTCTGGTCTTACGACTTTCTTAGCGTAACGAGTTAATAGACCTTTTCTTGGAGTAAAGGTATTTGGATCGTATACTAATGGAGTCATGATTAACGGAATATATGGAGCAAATACAGCACCTGCTTCTAAGAATTGTCCACCTCTAAAGCCCATTAAAATGGTATTTTCAGTCATGTATGGATTCTTATAAACTGTGTATCTTGAATTGATAGTACCTGCTTTTTGTACACCAAATGCGTAGCTCATTTTAGCAGCATCACCATCAGAAGTACTAGCAAATCCTGGAATGGATTCGATAATTGTAGCTACTGTTGGAGAACATACCATAAAATTAGCTCCACCTCTTAGAGTTTTCTGGTGAATGATATTACTCAATTTCTGAACTTTAGTTCCTAAAGTTTGGAACCATTGTCCTTGTGAGTTGTAGAAACCTAAATCTGAATCTACAACACCTGTTGAAGCTAATGCTAAGTTATTCTGTGCACTCCAGTACTCAGTACCAGCAGCAGCAGATTCGATCAACATATCAAGAATTTCTAAATCAATTTCTAATGAGATATACTCACTCATAATTGAAGTTAATTCAGCTTCAGCATCCAAAGAGTGGTAAGCGTTAAGATCTTGAGCAAACTCAGGAGTCCAAACAGCTTTCAATTTACGAGTCTTAGCAACAATTGCTTCCGACTGCATTTGAATATTGATTTCTGGAATTGAAATTGGAGTGTTGTCAGCATTTAAGTTGTTATTACCATCTTCAAAATCACCTCTTTGAGCGTCATTTGTTTGTAGTAAATACTCAACTTTTAATGCACCTGCTTCAACAACATCAGAACCTACAAAGAATTCAATGTTTGCACCATTGATTTTAGTAAATTGTGGGTATTGAGTAGCAGAAGCTGGTAAATCAGCAGCTGAACCTGAAAGGTAAAAACCTCTTACTGCTCTTTCATCAAAGTTAGGTAATGAAGCAGAAGGGACAGTTAATTTTACAATTTGACCTGAAGCACCTGCAACATAAGACTGAGATACTGAAGAATCAGCATTCAAATCACTATACCAATCAACAGAACCAGAAGCTACTGCATAAGCAGCAGATTGAGTATTGTTAATTGAATAACCAAATCTACCAGCACCATAAAGACCACCTGTAGCACCATTACCAAATGGTAAGTTACCGTCAGTATCACCGTAAAGTGATCCGCCTTGTGCAAAAGGTTGTTTACCTGCAGTTCCGTATTGGAAATCTAGATAAAATACTAGACCAGAAGGTAAATTCATTGGTTGAACCGAAACGAATTCTTTCGCTGCGATTTGACCAAATACCTTTCTTACTAGTGGTAAAGCTACACCTGCCCATTGTGCTCCTGTTCCAGGAGTGAATGTACCTGCTCCAGGAAGTGGACCACCGGTGTTACTTTCTTCCATCACTAATTGCTTAGCTTGGTTTTCAAGGATCATAGACATATTGTTTTTCTCAGTTTCGTTTCCGATACCTTCTAACAAGCCTGTCTTGTTCCATTTGTTGGCTAATCTTGCAGCATCACTTTGTAGTGACTTGTAAGGATTAGCGCTTTCTAAAAGAGAATTTAATTGACTCATTTTTTACGTTTTTAAATTTAATAATTAATTGTTTTGTTTTACTTAATTAGATTATTCCAGCTAATTTTTTAAAGCGAGCGACCATTTCATCTGATTCAACAATTGGTTGTTTTTTAGTTACTTTTGGAGCTGACATATTTGAGGCACTACCTTTAGCTCTAAAGCCTTCGCTTATAGAATTATTTGTAGTTTTTGATTTAACACTACTATTAATAGTTTCAAATACAAGTTTTACTTCTTTAACTGTTTCAGCTTTATCAAAAGCACCTAACACTTTAACCTTTTGGTTTTCAGATAAATTTTTACCGCGGAACACTTTGTTTGTGTAAAGTAATTTAGCATTTAACAAATTGATTTCATTTAGTTCAGATCTTAAAGTAGCAACAGTTTTCATTGCTTCATCTAAATCTTTTTTAACTTCATCCATTTCGTCTTTTGCTTCATCGATTTCTTCTTTACCGTATTCATCAATGTCGTCTTTAGCTTCAGCTACATCTACAGAAGTTTCTTCATCATCTTCTATTTCAATTTCACCATCTGCATCAACATCAACATCTACATCATCTTCGAATGATTCGCCGGCTTCAATTTCACCTGCACTAACCATATCTTCGATTACGTCTTCGATAAATTTCTTAAGGTCTTCTTCTGACATATCTTCAAGGTCGATATCTTCATCGTCCTCATCATCCATGTCTTCTTTCTCGTCTTTTTCACCGTCTAAGTAGCCTTCTTCTTCAGCATCCGTACGTTCGTCCTCTTTCAAGTCCTCTTTTTCGTCCTTCATACCGTCCTTGTAGCCTTCTTCTTCAGCGTCTGTACGAGCATTTTCTTTAAGATCTTCATCTTTTTCTAACTCTGCTAAAATTTCGTCTAAGTCCATTTCTTCTTCCTCTTTGATTTTACGCATTTTTTCAGTTTCAGTCTCAGCCTTATTATCAGACTTACGATCGTCACCTTCGCGCTTTTCCTTTTTGGTCATGTACTCTTTCTTTTCTGAAATTTCATCATCTTTTGCTTCATCTACATCATCATAAGCTTCATTCACTTCTTCGTCTTTTTCCATTTCTTCTAGTTTACTAGCAAACATGGCTTGAACTTGAGGTGAGAAAGCTTCTTCTAATGCGACTTTAGCATTTGCTATTGCAGATTCTTTGACTGCTTTAGCATCGGCGATAGCCTCTTGTAAAAAGTTTCTATTCATTTTCCTAAATTTTTTGTTGGGAAACTACGTTTATTAAGAAACGTAATGGGGGTTATAATAAAAAATTATTGATGTCATATGAGAAATGACATATTATCAATTATACGTATATGCAAAGGTATAAAAGTCGAAAAGGCGCATCAAAAAAATGAGTGCGCCTCTTCTAGGAATCAGGGGTTGTATTGTTAAGCTATAATATAGGGCAATGTCCGTATGAACATAATATTTCACCTAATATATTATTTACGTTTTTATATTTATCTTGTGATTTAAATTCTTTATTTTCTCTTACTAAATGCATAAATGAGTCTGGGTTAGATGGTGTTGAGACAAAATCCCAACATAATAATTCAAAGTCATCTTGAACTTCCATTAATTCACCTTTTTGTTCTAATGAACCCATTCCTCTTGAAGACACACCTACTGTAATCCCACTTTCAACTAATGCTTTGAGTATATTACCATTTGGTGTAGGTAAAATTTCTATTTTACCCATTACATTATCTCCATCCCACCACATTTCAGAAATATTATGTGATACATTCTGTAAATTTATTACTGAGGATTCTGGGTGGTCTAATTCTCCCATTGCTCTATTTTCATCAACTAATACTCTATATTTGTCAATTTCTCTATCCCACAATTCTTTAGAATAATACCTACCATTACCGTTTTTTACTTCAGCAGTAGCTAATATTCCTTCAACTAAGGGTAAACCTCGTTTTGAGCGTGATTCATTTAAAATGACTCCCTTAGGTTTAAATACGTGTGTTTCTATTAGTAATTGACTCATAATATGTTTTATGCAGTTCTAAATTTTGATAATCCTGAATATGATTCTTTATTATCGTTTGAATTTTCGTTTGAATTTTCGTTAGATCCTTCATTACTGTTAGCATTACTTTCTTCATTTCTTGGTGCCCAATCAGCATCTTGACCATTTTGTCTTTTCCATGCTTCAGGATCCATTTCAGTAACTACTTTTTTGTATGATTTACCACACATCTTTTCATACATTTTCTCCATGCCCGCTTTTTTCTTTTCAAGAACTTTTACTTCACGTTGCATTTCTTTCATTTTTTTCTTATCTACTAATTCAGATAAACTTTCATCTTCGGATACCATAGAAATTCTATCATTTTTACTTTCAATGATTTCATCTAAGGCATTAATTTGTAACTCAAGAGTAGCAATTCTACCATTATTTTCAATCTCGGCTAATTTGCTATCTGTTGTTTCTTTTTTTACTTTCTTTTTTACTTTTGCCTTTGGTTTTTCACCTAAAGGACTATTTTCTAATAAGTTTAATAATGATATCATTTTGTTTTCTTTAATTTCTAAATAACCAGTACCTACTTCACCTTCTGGGAAGTCTTTTTTTGTAGCTTCACCATATCCACCACCAACACCCGGATCTTTAACCATTTTACCTTTACCTAAAGCGGGTGCATCTTCAGTATATCCTATCCCTTTAATGCCAAATTGAGCTTCCTCAATATAATATAGGGGGTTTTTATCAATATTTTTAATAACTAAATCTATTAATTCTTCCTTAGTTTTGTCTTTATTAGATACACAAGTAAGTTCTGTAAAATATCCTTGACGAAATTGCTCACCAGATACATTATTAAGCATTTTATCATCTTTATAATCGTATCCTTTATCAGGTGCTTGTAAATCAGTTACTCCTTTTGTTACCTTTTTTTCTATAGCTTTAGCTTCTTCCTCAGAGATTAAGTTCATGTTGTCATCAAAAAGTTTAAACCAGTCTGGTTTTTTAGTGTTTCCTGTTCCTACATAAAGGTTTTCAGCTATAATGCTTCTACCAATTAGAGCAGATGATGCTTCATCAAATCCTGCAGCATTACGTACTAAATTAGGATATTTAGCTTTAACTTCTTTAAGGAAAATATGCTTACTGCCTTTTCCCTTTTTAATTTGGTTGTATTGTTCTTGTAATGTTTTCATTTATTCTCCTTTTAATAAGTCTTTTATATCTTTTATATAATCTAATACTAGATCTGTTGGTTTTATAACTGAAAATGATGTAGGGTTTTCTGTGTAATAATCCCCTGTTTCATTTTTAGCATTGCTTAACATCTTATAAATATCATTAAGTTGTTGTTCAATTACATCAAAAGCAGCTATTCTTTCTTGTTGGAATGATTTTACATCATCAGCTTCAAATAACTGCTTAACTTCTAAACCAGATCCTTTTATTTTCTTAGGTACTAAACTATATTTAAATTGTTTTACGTATGCATTATCTTTTACTCCTTCTGGACCTGCTTTAGGTCCTGGGCCTAATGTTGCTCCAATATCCTCTTTTACTAGTTTTACTCTATTGCTAGGAAATATTTTAACTGTACTACCATCAAAACGAACTGTCGTTTTATCCCCTTCTACCTTTTCAACTGATCCAGTACCATACATTTTACCATCTTTATCGTAAACATGTACTAGTTGTAATGCTTCTTTTTGCACTGCTTTTTTAGCTTTTTTAAAAGCATATGGGGTTGCATATTGCATTCCTGTACCCGGGGTAAATGAAGCAGCACCTGCTCCACCGCCAGTTGTAGACATTTCCTCTAATTCTTCTTTAGTAAGTTGAGATTTTAATTGAGCATAAAATGCTGGGTATTCTTTTCTTAAATGAGTTCTAAATCTATTAAATTCTCTTTTTAATTCATTAGATATATCTCTTAATATCTCATCATCTCTTACAGATTCACCTTTAACTAATTCATTAGCAGCATCCCTAGTTGCTTTTAATTGTTTGATTAATACTGAAAATGAAGGCAATTTAACTATTTTATGTGAAATTCCACCTCCTTCAGATTCATAATCAGCATCTGTTTTAAAATAAGTATCACCATCATCAGATATAAAATCTCTATCATCCCAAGGACCATATCTATCTTCAATCCAAGTTATTAATTTTGGATCAATATCTTTTCTTTTAACTTCTTTTATCAAGCCAATTATTTTTTCTACTATGCTATCCATTTGATTTTGTTAATTCTTCTATTAATGAATGGTATTGTAACAAATCAACTAAGTGATCACTTTTAATGGTTGTTTTTTTATTTAACTCACTAATCAAAGAATTAACTTCATTTAATTTAATCTTAATTACTTTACTTTCTGTTTTAGCAATTTGAGATTTAATTGATTCTTTAATAAAAAGAACTTCTTTATTATAAAATTCTTTTAATGATGGTGTGTTATCTACAGACTCAATAAATTCTTTAAGAATATTCTTTTGTCTAGGGTTTAATGTTGAGTATTTATCATTAAATTTTTCTAGTAATACATAATATGTTAATGTACGAATATCTTTATCTTGAGATTTAAACTCTTCAATTACATCTTCTTTAACATTATCTCTATTTATATCTTTAGATGTTAAATATTCTAATAGTGTAACTTTATTATCTATAATTTGATTTGGGTCTATTAATTTTTCTGTGTTGTATGTTTCTAATAAAGTATACAATGAAGCCTGTGCTTTATAATCATTAAGTTTTGTTTTAAATAAATCTTCAACATTATAGTGAGCTTTAAGTTCTTTTATAAGATTGTATTTTTCTTTTCTAATCCTAGTTCTATTAAGTCTTTTTGAAGATTCTAATATGGTATCTAAAACTGTACTAGCTCTAGTACTATCTAGATTTTTAGATTTAAATATAGTTTCATACAATTTATATTCTTTCCCTAACTCAGTATTTACAAAGTGGGATTTTAGAATGTTAATAGCTGGTGAATCTTTTCCTGACAGGGTTTCTGATGTAATTTTTCTTACTATTACCTCGAATAAAATGCCTGTATTCCTGAATTTTGAATGTTTTATATACATCAATCAATATTTTTTTATAAATATACTAAAATTATTGTTCCTTAATATTTGACTCGTCAAGAAGCGAACTTTTTGCGGGTTTATCTTCAAATACTAACTTTTTACCTGTAGGGATAGATTTTAACATGGATTGATGCTTTGCAAAGTGGCTATTATTTTCTAAAGCCATACCACTTTTATTTGTATCATTATAATCCTTTTTTATACCTTTAGCACCTAATCTATCTTTACCAAAATTATCATCTTGTGTGTTTCTTTTAGAAGCTTTTTCTTTTGGTCTACCTAATACATCTTTATCTCCATCTTTATCATATGTTTCAGGTTTAGGAACATCACCTGGGTTTGAATACATTCTACCCTTACCATATAGTGAAGCTAAATCATGAGGTGTACCATATGATTTGCCAGTTTCAACAGGATCATTACCTTCTGCTTCTATTTGGTCTATTCTAAATTTACGTTTAGCATCTTCTCTAATCAAATCTCTAAAATCATCATATTGGTCTTCACTTAAATGGAATAAATGGTCGTAAATGAAATCAGAAGGAAATAAATTAGTTTCAGTCATTTGAGCTGCTAAATCCATTTTTTCTTTCATTAATGCTACCCTTTCTTGATCATATATAATTGATGGGGTAGTTAATGATAATTCAAAATTAGCTAATTGTTCATCTCTATAGCCCTGAGTGTATAAATGGACTAATCCTATTTTATATAATTCTGATACTATAATTCTTTGTATTCTTTCAATAGTACGTGCAAATCTAATATCTTGAGCTGCTAGTGTTGCTTTACCATCCGTATTTTCATCATACCCTAAAAATGCTTTTGGTACTTTTAAGGCAGCAAATAATTTATCTCTTAAATATTCAACATCAGCAATCCCATCCCATTGTAACCCGTTTGCACTTTCAATTTTAGTACTTGAATCATTACCTCTAACAGGAATATAATAATCTTCTAAAAGGTTTTGCATGTTGTATCTTAAGTTATACTCTCCAGTTTTCTCATCTACGTGAGGAGTACGTTTAAGTTTACTTAATGTTTTTTCCATAAAGGCATCTACCTCATTTGGAGGAATTGACCCAACATTCATATAAAAGATACGTTTTTCAGGTGCACGAACAATTCTATGAATTAACATAGCATCTTCCATTAAAACATACTGTTTAAATAATTTACGAGCAGGCTCTATATATGATCTACCATAAGGTAAAAAGTTCATATCTGTTAATAGACGAAAATGAGCCATTTCATAGTTGTCAAATATAATAGAGCGGGAATTATTAACTCCCGCATTTGGTACACTCATCATACCATAATCTGATGCTGATACTCCTTCTGGGTCAAATCTAAATTTAACTTCAGTTGGGTTTTCACCATCTCCCTCCATTCTTTCAATATGGAAAGCAGTATAAGGTATTACATTATATACTCCATACTTTTCAGCTATTTCTAATTTTAAGAAAAAATCTCCATATTTAGCTAAATTTCTAACCCAAGGCCAAAGATTAAATTCAATATTTAAAACATCATAAAATAAATTATATAATATTTTTTGGATGTCTTCATCAGAAGATTTAATTTGTAGCACTTCACCCATATCATTTTTAAGGGTAGACTCATCAGCTATAATATCTAAAGCAGATGCAACAATAGCATCTGTATCCATTGCATCATATTCTGAGTATAGCATAGGTCTTAAATACTGGTAGTTAAAACCAGCTTGTTGACCATATAGTGATGTTGAAGAATTTGAATAGATTCTATTAAATCTATCTACTAGTGTGTTTGTTTCAATTTCTCCACTTTGCTGGATTTTGTTAACATCGAAAACTTTAAGTTGGCTGCCCCCTACATTACGAATTATTACGTCTGTAGAAAATAACCTTCTTAATCTTGGGAATAAACCTGTATCTGCCATTTTATTTATTTATAAATATTATAATAACCATCCTATATCATGAGACTTACCATTTATTTTCATCTCATATGGATTTTCAATTGAATTGTTTGCTGAATGTCCTCCACTATATGTTACTTTATTAGATTTTACACTACCTAATGTTGCCCTTGTCATATCTAAACTCTGCTGTTGGAATTTTAATGATGTGTCTCGTAGAAACATACCAATCCCAAATGACATAACCAAGTCATCGTTATAACCAGTTTGAGCTTCTGGTCTTCCGTTTTTCCAGATAAATACCTTCATTTCTTCTATTAAACGTTTTGACCTAATTACCACAGATTTATCTCCTACAAATTCTCTAAATTTATTAATACAAAGAGGTCTTGTTCTCATTGACATTGTAAACCCAGGTACCATCTCTGAATTTCCTTCAAATACTCTTAAAAATGACTCAGCCGTTAAGGCATCGGATTTGGGGGATTGGTATAAATTTTTATATCCTCTTTCTTGTATCGCATCTAAGGTTGCCCACCCTATATTAGCATTTTCTACTACTAACATAGCATTATTATATTCTGTAGATAAACCTGTTAAAAAATATCCAAATTCTTTAGGGGGCATTTGTCCTTTATATTCTGCTACTTGTGTATTTGTAGCTATATCCATTACATGGCAGGCTGAATAATCTTTACCATCACCCCGTGCAACATCTGCTACAACCATATATTCTCTAGAATAATCAGCAGATTCCCAAACCCATAAATTTTGGTCTACTCCTCTTCTTTCCATAGGCTCTTTAATAGTAGTTTCATTTAAAAACTCAATCCATTCATTGTAAAATACAATATCACCTGATGTACTAAAATCACAATCACACTCTTGAGCTGCCATTCTAGGATCTCCTAATAATTCATTTTGGTTATCTCTCCACTCCTGGTTTCTTTCAGGGTGGACAAACCAAGGTAATTTAATAGGTATAAATTGATTTTCATTAGCTTCTGCATTAACCCAAGTTTTATGGAACCAATTTCCGGTACCATAGGGAGTACTTAATACTATAGCACCCCCACCAGTTGCTAGTGTTTGTTGAGCTGATGCCCAAATCTCACCAATATTATCAATAAAGGCTGCTTCATCTATTAATAGTAAAGATACTGCTTCTGATCTACCAGCATCACTACTAGCTGATGTTGCCTTAATTATAGATCCATTATTTAATCTAAGTGATAGTTTGTTATTTTCTTCTGCTTTTATAGATAACCATGATGGTAAATTGTCATACATGAATTTTACCTTAGTAACCATGTTACGCGCTGTTTCTTGTTTAGTCGCTATACATAACACGTTTTTATCCTTATGAAACAACATTAACCATAAAGAATAACCGGCTGATAGGGTTGATATTCCTAATTGTCTTGACTTTAATATTATTGAATAAGGATTATCTCTAACTAAATGTAAAGTTTTTTCTTGAAAAGGATATAAATTAAACTGGATTCTACCTCTTTGAGGGTGTTGAATAAAACAGTATTTTTTCATAAAATGAGCTGGGTCTTGAGCACATTTCATATATTCTTGTCTTATTATTTTTTTTAAATCTTCAGCCATTTATTTTTTACCTATTTTCATATAATAACTACCTGATATAATAGGTTCAAAGTTTTCATTAACACCTATCCCTAAACCATATATGTTTTTTCTTTTTGATTTGTATAATATTCCCCCACCTAAATAATTAATTTGTGATGATCTACCTGCTATATTTAAACCCCAATAAAATTCTCTATTATTTAAATAAATCTCTTGAGTTAGTGTTTTTGTAGGGATTAGTATATCTGATTTTATTTGTCTTGAAAATATTCTATTTTGGGAAATTGTATCTGTTACAGTTACAACCCCTAAAGAATCCAATACAATTTTATCTACATAAACATTTTTGGCATAGTATTCTTTTAATACTTCTAATGTATCTATAGGAGTATTTATTATAATAGTATCATTTTCATATACTGTTACTATTTTTTCTACCCATTTAGGTACATATTCTATCTTGTTAATAGTAATAGTATCCCATTTAGTTTCAACCTTTGTTATAATCGTAGGTTCAATAATAGTTGGATCAGAAGTACAACTCCTTTGTAATAAAAGGAGTACAACTAAAACTACAATAAGTAGAAATTGGATATTTTTAAAGAAGACCTTCAAGTTCTTTTTTAATTTTAGTTAATTCTCTTAGACGATCCGTAAGTTTTTGTTTTTCAGAACCTTCAGCATTTTTCCACTTTTTTACTACTTTTTTCATTTCAGCAGATGTTTGTTGAAGTTTTGATGCTAATTTAGATACTGAGTCTCCTTTTTTAGCTCCTTTTATAGCTTTCTTATCCATTACATCCTCATCATCTTCATCTTCTTCTTTCATAAGGTCTTGAGTTTTTTCTAATTCCTTATTTAGGTCAGCCTGTGCATCGGCTTTAGCACTAATTTCATCTGCAGATTCTGCTTCTAATAGTTCAAGGATTTCTTCTTTAATTGATGCTTTTAATTCTGATTTCTTCATTAGAGTATTTTTGTTATAAATATCACAAAGAAATTGACTGTTTAACTAACTTTATACGTTCCTCTGTTGAACCTTTTATTTCAATTAAGTTTTTTATCTTATGTCTGTACTTAATAATTAAAAGCTGTATGTTTTGGTCAATTAATTTTCTATATTCAGCATTAGTTTCTCTAACACCATTATTTTCTATATCAACACCTTCAGGTGAAACATAAAATATATAATCATATTCATCTAACATATTACTAGCAAATGAGCAAAAATCATCTGCTTCCATGTAATTCATAGACTTAGAACATTTAGCAAACGCCATCACATCAATAATAGTTCTATCTGTTATAATATTATTTTGCATTAGTTCACTAGCTCTTTCAGCTAAAAATACAGACTGGCCTTTTACGGTACTATCTGTGTTTAATGGGATTCCCATTTCCATAAGATATTTAGAACGTTCTGTTCTAAATTTATAATTTTTTAATTCTGGTAGTTCAGATAAAGCATTAACTAAAGTTGTTTTACCTACTGACATTGTTCCACAAAAACCTATTTTCATAACTTATTTATTTTATTTCCAAATATAAATAAAACTTTGATGATATCCAACTTCAACAAAGTGATTATTATATCCTTTTGATATTATTGATTTTACAAATTCTAATCTTTTTTTATCTCTATCTTCTGGTGAAATTGTAGTATCCTCATGATATTCAATAAAAATTTTTGAAATTTTATCATATATAGCTTTTGGAATTTGGGGTAAAATTTTAATTTCATGTCCCTCAATATCAACTTTCATATAATCAATATGTGTAATTTTATTAGAATACATAAAATTTTCTAAAGTAATACAAGGACGTGAAACATTATCCCACCAATCAGGCCATTTGGGTATGTCTATTTCTCCATCATAGTCTGCAATTGCTAAATTAAAATTCTCCCATTTATCTGATTTATTCATTTCTAATGCCTCGTATACTCCTGGGTCAGGTTCAATGCAATATAATTTAGAGGCCCCTGATAATTCTGCTCTTAAAGCTGATAGTCCTATATTTGCTCCTAAATCTAAATAAACATCACCGGGTTGAACACCAGGTCCATATTTATTTAACTCATCATGGATTAAATTCCCCCAAGCCATAGCACCTTCCCAGCCATAATTAATACCTACATCTTGATGTCCTTTACTAACATCCCAGCTTGACATATCTATTAATTTTCCATCTTTTGTATAAAATTGTTTACCGTTTCTTATCATTATATACTATATCTTTCTGTGCCCAACATTATTTTTAATACGTTTTCGGGGATTGCTGATTCTACATAGGGATCTAACTTAGCTATTGCTTGAGTAACATCTTGTGCTATAATCGGCACTGTTTTAATTGTTCCTCTATCAACATATCTACACTCATATAATAAATTATCTTTTATTTTAGATAAACCCAATAATTTTATTTCTAATATCGCTGTATTTATGTTTATTTCCTGTAAAGAAGCTGCTAATTCTTGGTCTTCCTGTTTATATTTTTTTCTAATACTCATAATTAAAATGGTAAGTTTTTTGGATCTAACTGTGAAGATCCCATTCCTATTCTATAACTATCACTATCAAAGTGCTGTGTTGATACTTCAAATATACAACTTCCTTCTTCGAGAGCCAACATTTGGTGAGGCTGTCCTGGCATTAAATGTATACAATCTCCTTCTGTTACTTCAATTGATTTATACTCAGCATCCTCAGTATCAATATATTTGTACAAAAATTTTCCTTTAGAGATGTACCATGCTTCATCTTTTAATAAATGATAATGCATTGAAAATGATTTATCCTTTTTAAATACTAATAACTTACCGCAATAGAATTCATTATTAATTATCCATAACTCATGACCCCATGCTTTTTCATGAATTTCTCCTTTATAAGGCATTGCTTCTAATGTGTGGTCTCTCATATTAATGTCTTGATGTTCCCTTCCCAGCTGATGTTTTGTACCAAGGTAAACCTTCTCTTTCCTTCATTATATCCTTAAACTCTTCCTCAGAATATTCAATCCCACTTAAAAAGTATCCCCTTTTAAACTCTGATTGTTTATTGATAGGTACTATTGCTGGTGAATCGTATCTGTGATGTTTAAAATGTTCTTCACCTTCTAATCTAATTAAATAATGTCTAGCTCCTTTATATTTAATTACTTTTTCTTCATAAAATTTACTGCTCATAATTTTTATTTATTTAATTTATTAGTATTTTTTTTAGGCATTGTTAATCCTCCTATAGTATGTATTTTATTATCTTCTTCAGACCAAGGTCCAGGTTTATCAGCCCATTCTAAAAAATCATT